GTTGTTATACACTTGTGTCCTCCTGCGTTTGCAACTAAATAGTCATACGCGCTTATTGTATTAGTTTCAGGATTATAAGAAGGCATTTCTCCATAAATCGCATCCATATCTTTTTGTGTAAACCCAACAGAATCTTTTGTTGCCTTTTTTTCAGAAACTTTTTTAATTATCTTATAAGGTAAAATTACTTGCTCAAGTTCAGGTTTGAAACTTAAAAGTACCTCGTCTTTTATTTTTCCTAAATCAACCCCTTTAAGTTCCCTATCCGCCTTATAAGGATTACAAGACGCTTGAACCAAACCTACAGGCGCACCAAGACCTGTTACTAAAAAGTCAGCGTCAGGGTTTAAATCAAATGGTGTATATCTATCATATGAACCTTTTTTCATTGATCCTAAACCAAATTGGTATAGTACTCCACCTTCTTTTTGGATTACTCCTTCTTTCGCCCTATCTTGAAGATATCTTTCTTGATTTTTTTGCATAACTTCTGGAGTGGCAAATTCCTGTTCTTTTGCAACATTTGCAATAGTATTATATAAATTTTCAAGTGATGGTTCACAATTCATTACAAGGTATTCTAATAAATCCATACCATTAACCTTATCATTTTTATAAGCCAAAAGTAGTTTATTTACAACCAGTCCCATCATCATTTTATTTCTTCTAACACTTTGATCCTTATCGTATTTAAAAATAAAATTCATTACCATTTTTGTTGTAATCTGATTTACAGCAAAATTTGCAGAATCGATTGTTGATACAACGTATAAATCTTCATCTTTAAATAAATCTTTTGGTGATATTGTTTGAGATATTGTTTCAACATTTGATCTTGAGTGTTTGAAACTAGTTTTTGTTTCTTTTTCAACACCAACTTGTGAATCGTGGTGATCCGTATGGATTTCAAACATTGGTTTTCCGTGTGCAAAATCAACAAGTACTGGCATTATTTGACCTTGTCCTTCAGGTTTTTTAATCGCCCATTCCTTTTCACCATATTGAATTATTTCACAATCAACAACTTTAAATCCTTGGTTTTCAAGATACTTTTTCATTGCAATTGCGGTTGTAACACCATCAAGATCCTGATGAAAGTATATTTTTGCCTCCTTATATCTTTTAAGAAGTTGATTTATATCTCTAATTCCTGATTCTTTAATCAGTCGTTTTAATTGACTTTCTGTAATGATAATTTTCATAGAATATAAATACCAAATAAAAAAAAAAAAAAAACATCAATGTTGGTTTTAATCATTAACTTCTTGTAGGTTTTTAAAATATTCTACTCTAGTTTTTGCTATATCCGTATAGTTTGGTGATAATTCAATACCTAACCATCTTCTTCCAAGTATTTCAGCAGCAACTAAACTTGTTCCTGAACCAGCAAATGGGTCTAAAACTATATCGTTCTTGTAGGACAATATTTTGATTGCTTTAGTTGGGATGTCCATCGAAAACGTTGCCTTGGTGAGTGACTTAGTGTCTGCAAAGTAATTCCACTGACCAAAAACAAGTTCCATAAACTCTTTCTTATCTTCTTCTTCATACACCACTTTCTTTTTTATCGTACCATCTTCCTGTTCAATTTCAGTTGGTACTCCTTTCCATTGTGGTTCCCCTTTAACCTTTTTAATGTGATGTTTTTTGTAAGCCAAAATTACACATTCCTTTGGGTTATAAATATATGGACTTGACGGTGACATCCAAGATCCCCAAGCAGTTGTCTTACTACGATGAGGTGATTGCTCTTCTAAATCTACAATACCAAAGAACCCAAACCCAATTTCTTTCATTATTTGCCACATCTCGGACACAAAAAAGATACGTCCACCTTTTTTCTGTCTGTTAATCTCATAAGGAATATTTAACGCAATTCTCCCATCTTCTTTTAATACCTTATAAGCCTCCGATAACCAATTTTTAGTAAATATTTTATATTCTTCAAATTCAACATCATCCTCATGGACATCATAATCGATACCTACACCATAAGGAGGTGAAGTAACAATTAAATCAACACAACCTTCGGGTAATGTTTTCATTACCTCAACGCAGTCTCCGTTTAATATTTTTCCTGTTTCTACCATTTTCTTATTTTATACTCTCTAAAAAATCCCACACTTCATTTGAAAATTCTTCGAAGAGGTCACCATCCTCATCATCCGATAAGTCAACAATCTCTTCATCCAAACAAAAATCCACAATTATTTCGTGCATTTCACCTAATGTTTGTTCGTCATTTTTTAACCCCTCATATTGATTGAGGATATGATTTTTTTGTTCTTCTGTTAATTTCATTTTTTTATATTACGTCTTTAATTATTGCATATATAATAATACCTAATCCTACGATAGTTATCAAACGAAATAACGTACCAAAAGATTTATAATTTCTTTCAAGATGTTCTTTCGACCTTCCTTGATAATCATTTTCTCCCCACTCTTCCATAACTAAACTATTTCTGTAATTATTTGTGCTAATTTATATCCTGTAAATGCTCCTATCGCCGCAGAACCAGGTAGGACTATAAATTTACCCAACATTGTTTCATATTTTTTTCTATTTACAATGTATGAAATCAATATGTAATAAATAATATAGTTTATTAAAACTAAAAAGTCCAGTTCTTTTGAAACAAAAACAACCACAGAGTTAGATAGAAACCCCCACATAAAGTTAATGAGGGTTTCACGGATTAATTCGTTTGGTGTTGTAATTGCATCTAATACACTTATCTCCTTATCAAGACCTGTTTTACTTTTCAAGGGTTTCGATGTGGTGTTGGAGGTACCATAGAGCTTTTCTGAGGTCTTCGAGTTCTTTATCTTTTCCTTTTTTTCCTGCACGTGATATATATTTTACTGTGTTTCCTAAACTAAACCCCAGTTCCCAAGCATCAATTACTTTTATTGCTTCGTATGGGTTTTGCTCTCCTCCGTAATGTTGTGGGTGATTTACTTGTTCCATTATTCTTCTCTATATTCTTTTAATAATTCATCATTAGAAATTGTTCTGTATTTTTCACTTAATCCAGACACGTTTACATTAGAATTCATATTCATTTTAATTTCCAATATGTCTTCAGCAGTGTCTAATGATTTTGAAACTTCTCTGATAATTTTGTATGGGTCGGCGTTTGAACCTGGTCTTCTATCTTCAACGTAACCTTTCCATTCTTTTGCCGTGTCCTGTGGAACTCTAATCGACGCACCTCTATCGGACACACCCCAACTAAATTTATCGATTGCTTGTGTTTCAAACCCACCTGTTAACCTTAAATGATTGTTTGATCCGTACGCCTTAATGTGTTCTTCATGTCTTGATGCAAATGAATTGAAAATCGCTAAGAAGTATTCATAACCACCTTTGTCTCTCATTTTATTGTTTGAGAAGTTTGTATGTAATCCTGAACCGTTCCATTCTCCATGTGTAATCGGTTTAGGGTGAAGATCAATATGGTATCCATACTTTTCTGAAATTTTATACAAGAAGTATCTACTCATCCATAGGTCATCCCCACCTTTTAATTTACCTTTTGAAAACACTTGGTATTCCCATTGACCTAACGCAACTTCGGCGTTTGTTCCCGTAATATCAATTTTGTGATTTAAACACATATTTAAATGTTCCTCAACAAAATCACGTCCAACAACACTATGACCAACACCACAATAATACTCACCCTGACCTTTTAAAATGTTTCTTTTGTGACCTAAAATATTTCCATTAATTTCTTCACGGATAAAATATTCTTGTTCAAATCCAAACCATAAATCTTCTTCCTCTTCATTAAGTAATGATCGGTAATTTGATTCATGTGGCGTATTATCTGAATTCATCACCTCACAAAAAACATAAACGACACTATTTTCTAATGGGAATTGTCTTGATTTATAAACCCTAACAGGTTTTAATAAACAATCAGAGTTACCGGTATTTGCTTGTTCAGTTGATGACCCGTCAAAATTCCATACTGGAAAATCTTCAACCCTTAAATTTTTAATCAGTTCGTACTCTACTATTTTAACTTTACTTCTAAGGTTTGGTTCAGGCTTATATCCATCAAGCCAAACATACTCTAACTTAATTTTCATTTGTTTTCTGTTATATATTGGATTATTTGTTCTTTTGATTTGCCCTGATTAAATAGACGGTAAACGTCTCTTGAGAATTGGTCTGTAGTTAAGACAGCATCAGCATCAAGGTAATCCATGATTCTGTCTACGTTTTTAAGTATGTGTTCTTTACAAAGAAACCTTTTGTTGAACCCCATTTTTTTCTTCTTTAATTTTTTTTACTCCGTTAATAAAGTCTCTAACTTTTCTACCTAATTCCATATCGTTTGGATATTCCTTCATTAGGTCTTTTATTACTTGGTATACGTCTAATTCCATAATATTTAAAATTTAATAATTTAATACTTCTTTGTCAAATTTTTATTCTTAATTAATTTAGATTGAATCATATAATTCATCACTTTTCTTTTTGCTATTGGTAGTAATGTTTCCTTAAATGGGAACTGTTCTGTGTGGTGAATTTTAAAAACAATAAGTTTTTTGTGGATGTTCGGGTCATTTATATTTTTAATTAACGGTCTTTTAACTTCTAATAACTTTTCTTCAAAATTATCTTCTTGACATGTACAAACTTTTTTAATGGTACATTTTGTTTCAACCGCATCTTTTTTAATTGGTTTAATAATAAACTCATAAAGATGTGTTAACCCATTATCTTTAATATAAAATAACCCTTGTTTTGGTTCTATATTTTTTGGATTTTGTATTGGTTCTATAGATATAGAGTCGTTCGCTACATCCCACAATGCCTTTGCTTGGTTAAAGAAATCTTTTATCCTGTCATTAGAAAAAAGACAAACTTGGTATATCTCCATTATTTCATCTTTCGTGAATAGTGGTAGATTATTTGCCATCAGATCAGATATTAAAATCTCATCATCAGGATCTTTAAGTTTACGATTTAATGTTAAGAACTGACCTTTTTCAGTGATCAGGTTGATACTTGCAAGGTGTAAAGAGATTTGTTGGAAATTGGGGTATAACTTCAAATTTTGAAGTTGTTTATCCATTTTTTGTAAGAAATCTAAAAGTACATATTGTTTATGTTCAAAATCAATAGGTTCTTGGAATACCCAATCAGTGTTCATTAAAGTTTTTAAATAAAAATAAGGACTTTTTATAAAAGTGTAAATAAATTAGTTATATCTCATCACGTAATACCGTAAACCATTTACCTCATACTCACTCATTGAGCCGTCATAACTACCAAGGATATCACCAGGTTCAGCATTATTTGATAGTTCCTCAATAACCGCATCCATATCTATAAAATCCATAATGAATTTATCATCAAATCCCATGTCTTTTAACCAACTAGAAAAATTGTAAGAAGCATCACTAACTAATGCTTTTACTATATCATCTATTTCTTCATCACTATAATCACCTTGTGGGTCATCTGTTATGTCCTCAATAAGAGTATCTAAATCATCAACTTCAGATTCAATATTACTTCGTTCATCATCAGAAAGAGTTTCATTTTTTAACCTGTCAGTGAGTTTATCAATTTTTGTTTTATATATCTGTACGTATTTTTCTTGTTGACTAGATAGTTCTTTTCCAACCTCCCAACTATCAGGGTCTTCTTGAACCGTCTCATAATAAAAATCATTTAACCAACTCTCAACGTAATCTTCATTTAAATTATTTTGAAAAACATAATCTGGAGCCGCCTCATATCCAAGTTCATCTATGTGACCCACTACGGATTCCTTTACCGCATCATCCAACTGATCGCTACTATAAACAACATACTCTTGTTTAAAACTATTGTCACCTAACCACGTAAACATAGACCCACCATAATGACTATAAGGTTCCATAAATAAAAAATATTTGTCTTCTATTTTTTCTTCACCATTTTCATCTTCATACTCTTGTGGGATACCTTCATCAACTAAAAAATCATATACAGCTTCACTTTCGTTACCATCTTTAGTGTTTTTAGTTACATCCCATTCATCATTTGCTCTTAATATATCAAGTTCATTTAATTTTTTTTGTGTTTTTTTCTTTTCTTCTATAACACTCATAGAACTACCATAATAACCAAAATTACCTTTAACTTTTGATCTGTCAAAATAATCAACTGATGACCATGAAATATCTAAATTACCATTAACGTATGCGATAATATTAAAATTTTTAATGTCTTTAATCCCATTTAGACTTAAATTACCATCAATGATAATTTGTTTACCTCGATATTGTGGGAATTTTGCAATAGCAGCAACATCACCATTACTGTATTTTAACAAATCAACAAACTCTTCCGGTTCTATTTTTACAGAATTTTCTAACATATAGTATAAATATATCGTTTTTAGGATTGATTATTTATAATCACCAGATAAAATTAATTAAACAAATATTTATATAACAAATAAACCTATTAAAAATAATAGTCATGGGATGCGGATGTAAAAAAGCACAAGTAGAGGAAACTCCACAAGATCAAACACAACAAGATCAGACAACTACGTCTGAAAACAAATAAATTTATTAAAATTATAAGTTATGGGATGCGGATGTAAAAAAAATCAGCAACAAACTCAACAACAGACTCAAACTCAACAACAACAAAATAATGAGACTGTGAAACAAGCGGTTACAAAAATTGTGGAGAAATATTACAACAAAAAGTAATTATTTTGTTTAAGTGTTTAACTTAATTTTTATTTTCAATAAGATTAAGAAAAATAAACACTAATTAAAACAAAATGAATTATATTGAATTCTACAATTTTTTAGATGGTAAAAATCTATGTAATATATTCGCAAACCTTATCGTAAAAGAAATTAATAAGAATCTTCCTGATGCTAAAACTGATATTTCAGTAATTAACGTCAGGAATTTTTTTATTGTAAAAGGTACAACAACATATAACGAAGCTATAAACTTAGCCGAATTATTTCAAAATTACTTAAAAGAATATGATACGGAATTATCAAATAAAATGAGAGTTATTGATTCTATATTATATAACAAAGTGGTCGACCAAGAACCATTAAATCTTAAAGAGGTTTTTATTAAATCACAAGAAAAGAAATATCAAAACCTACAACAAAAACTAAATAGATATACTAAAGAAAAAGTGTATTTTAATTTTAAATTACAAGAAAGAACTAATCACGTATATTATGATTGCTCATCAGATCAACTCTCAATTGTAATTAATATTTTAGAAGAACAATTCCCCAATTACATCCTAATTAAATGTGATTTCTCACAAGAAATATACGTATCAGATAAAGTTTACGGTCTATCAAATAACAATAGACTATATCATTTTTTACTATGGTCAATAAAGAACCACATATTTGGTCTTGGTATTAGTAAAAAAA